TGAATCTGATACTGCAATCATAACACACCAGCGCATACATGAGAGGGACTTGACAGGTTACATCCTAGCAGAAGAGGGCAAAGGCTGGGAGCAGCTTGTGCTACCAATGCGCTATGAGCAGGAATACAGAAGGCCACCTACCACTATTGGCTTCATTGACCCGCGCACTGAGGAGGGTGAGTTGCTGCACCCTAGCCGTTTGGGTGAGGAAGCTGCTGCCAAGCTTGAAAAGCAGTTGGGAACTTATCACAAGAATGCACAACTACAACAACGGCCTGATAGCCGTGGTGGGAATATATTTGTGAGAGGTCTTTGGAAATTTTACAAGGCACTTCCAACCCTTGATGAAATAGCAATCACAGTTGACTGCACATTCAAGGACACCAAGTCATCAGACTTTGTGGCAATACAGGCATGGGGCAGGGCAGGGGCAGATAAGTTTATGCTGTATAGATTAAAGCAGCAGATGGGGTTTGCTGCTACAGTCACAGCAATCCGCACAGTCAGGGCCAAATATCCAACAGCAATAGCTGTCCTGATAGAAGACAAGGCAAATGGCTCAGCAGTAATTGAAACCCTGACAAAGGAAATAGCAGGCATAATAGCCATCAATCCTGAAGGGGGTAAGGTTGCAAGAGCATATGCAATACAACCAGAGCATGAAGCTGGCAACCTGTATTTACCTGACCCATCTATTGACCCTGATGTTGAGGACTTCTTGAGTGAGGCCACTAGCTTTCCAACACCAGGCATACATGATGATGAAGTTGATGCCTGTACACAAGTAGTCAACTGGTTCAGGAATAGAATGGGCAGCATGGGCATCTTTGAGCTATACCGCACCAAGGCTCAGGAATTAAACAAGTAACATAACTCACAAGGAGAATCAAAATGGGAACACCAATCACTATCCAGTTGTTGGCACCTGCTGCACTTCCTGCAGGCTCAGCAATATACCTTCATGATGGCACTACAGTGACAGTTGACAAAAATGGTTTAATCAACGTCAATGCATCATATGTAGATGAGCTTCAGCCAATGGGCTTCCTGTATGCAAACCCTTCAACTGGAGCCAACTTCCGTAACCTCCTGGATGGCGGTGACTTCACAGTCAATCCATGGCAGCGCAATATCCCCACCCTGGCCTCTGGTGGTGTCTTGGCAGCCGCAATCACTTCACAGTCACCAACATACTTTGCTGACCGCTGGTTTGGTTGTCCTGCAGGCACTGGTTCTGTCCTGATGGCACAGGTTGCAGATACATCCTTGCCTGGATTCAGCCAGAACTGCAAGGTGAGTCGCTCAAATGGTAATGCAGCAGTTGTGCCAATCCAGTTTGGGCAGGTGGTTGAGACAGCAGATGCCATCAAGTTACAAGGCCAGACAGTCACCCTTTCATTCTGGGCAAAGACTGGTGCAAACTATTCTGGTGGGGCATTAACAGTTCAACTGGCCTCTGGCACAGGCACTAACCAGTCAGCAACATTGCTGGCAACTGCTGGGTGGACTGGTGAAACATTTCCAATCAATACCACACAGGCACTGACTCAATCAATGCAGCGGTATCAATTCCAGGGTGTGGTACCATCTAATGCAACACAGGTTGGTGTGCTTTTTGCATTTACCCCAACTGGAACTGCTGGTGCTGATGACTCTGTATCATTCCAAGGGTTGCAATTGGAGATTGGGGCACAGGCCTCCAACTTTGAACACCGTGATGTGCAGGTTGAGCTGGAAATTTGCCAGCGGTATTCATGGGTGATTGCTGAACCTGCAGCTGGTGTTATTGTAGGGGTTGGTGGTGCTGTTTCTGCTGCTAATAACCAGATATTCTATATGGCTGCACCTGTACAGTTTGTGAAAGCACCTACTGTTACAATCAATGCAGGCTCTTGGAAGGTGGCAGCAGCCGCAGCAGCCGCAGCAGCAACAGGTATGGCCGCAGGAACAACACACACAGTCAATGCAATTAGCATTGTGTCCACATTGACTGAGACTGTTGGACTTGCTGCAAGCCTGCAGGGTGGTGCTGGCACTGGATACATCCTGGCCTCAGCAGACTTCTAACCAACAGGGAGGGGGCAACCCCTCCCATCAATAGGAGGTTAGCATGGTCAACAATAATGCGGATGGAAGCAAGACCAGTGGTGTGGCTCCAGAACTGGGCAATGCCTCTTTTCTTAACATCACAGCAGCAACCCTGGTCAAGGCAGGAAATACTCGTGCATGCAAGGTATCAATCACTACAGTATCAGCAGCAACAGGGGCAGTATATGACTCAGCAACAGTGGCAGGGGCATCATCAGCAAACCAGATTCTGTCCATACCAGTAAGTGCACCAGTTGGAACAGTCTATGACTTGCAGTGGCCATGCCTTAGTGGATTGGTTGTAAGTCCTGGGGCATCTGGTGCAATATCTGTAACATTCACACAATAGGATTATCATGGCCAACCAACCACGTGAGCAAATGGGCACCAACATAGAACCATCTGTTATACAACGGTTGGTTGAGGCTGTGAGCTATGCAGTCAGTGGTGTTAAGCCAACAACATGGTTTGGGCCATATCAGCCACTGAACCCAATAGCCCAAGACCCAGCACAGGGGGTTGTTGGCCGCCAACTGGACTACCCAGTTGGGTTCAACACAAGGATACAGCCAAGGCAAGAAGAGGCAATCACCTTCCCAATGCTGCGCAACTTGTCTGATGGTTATGATATATTGCGATTGGCCATTGAGACACGCAAAGACCAGGTTGAGGCATATGAGTGGGAGATTGTGCCAATTGATGACAATGACAAGGGCAAGTATGATGATGATATTAAGACCATCACCAACTTCCTTATGCGCCCATCACTGGAGCATGATTGGTCAACATGGCTGCGCATGTCACTTGAGGATGTGTTTGTGCTTGATGCCTGGGCTATCTGGCCAAGGATGAATAAGGGTGGGCAACTCTGTTCACTGGATTTGGTGGATGGGGCAACGCTGAAGAGGGTGATTGATGATACTGGCCGCACCCCAATGCCCCCAGACCCAGCATTCCAGCAGATATTCAAGGGTGTGCCAGCAGTCAATTATAATGCTGATGAGATGCTTTACTTTATGCGCAACCCGCGTACCCACAAGCTGTATGGCTATAGCCCAGTTGAACAGATTATCCTGACTGTCAACATAGGAATTAGGCGGCAGCTTCACACCATCCAGTATTACACAGAGGGCAACATTCCAGAGGCTGTGGTTGGGGTTGACCCTTCATGGACTATGAACCAAATCAAGGAATTTCAGCAGTGGTTTGATTCAGTTATGTCTGGTGATACAGCAGCCCGCAGGAAAATGACCTTTGTGCCTGGTGATGCTAGCAAGATGCAGTTCACAAAAGACCCACAACTCAAGGATGAGTTTGATGAATGGCTTGCGCGTGTTGTGTGCTATTGCTTCTCACTGCCTCCAACAGCATTCACCCGCCAGCAGAACAGGGCAACAGCAGAACAGGCCGCAGATGCGGCCAAGGAAGAAGGGCTGATGCCTCTTATGACTTGGCTGAAAAGAAGGTTTGATTACATCATCTTCAGGTACATGCAGAATAGCAAGCTCCAGTTCCGTTGGAAGATGGCTGTTAGCCTTGACCCTGAAGTTCAGGCAAGGATAGATGACATCAACCTGAAGAATGGCGCAAAGAGCTTGGATGAGGTGCGTGTGCGCAATGGTGATGACCCTGTTGGGGTGAGCAACCTGATTTACCTCCCAACTGGCCCAGTACCTGTGACAAATTTTACACCAGAGGGAATAAAGGCAGCCAAGGCAGAGGCAGCAGCCCAGCAGCAGATGGCCTTGCAACAAGCCAAGGCCAAACAACCTGAGACTGATGATGGCAATACTCCAGTACAGCAGCAATAAGACCTGCAACATTTGCAACCCAAGTGTGAACTTGGGGGCACTTCTGCACAAGAAGCAGCTGTCAGCAAGGCCTGAATTTTTGGCTATGCTGGAAAAGCGCACCCCTACCCTAGCCAAAAAGGTGTCCACATGGCTATCACGTGAAGGCAAGCGCATAGCATTGGAATTATCTAGTGCTATGGCCTCCAGCAAGGTGGACTTGGGGGCATTGCTTGGGAAGGCTACAAAAAAGACACCACAGCAGATGGTGCAGGGGCTGGACTTATCTGGGTGGGATGCACTGGCTGGGATTATCACTGATGACACTTATGATGTATTCCGGTCTGCTTATGAGGATGGATTAGATGTTTATGGACAAACTGATTTGGGTGTTACAAGCCAGATGGATGCTCGTGCACTCTCGTGGGCGCAGCAGCGTGGCGCAGAGCTTGTTGGAAATAAGGTGGATGAAGATGGAAACATCATTGAAAACCCAGATGCCAAATGGGCAATTACAGACTCAACAAGGGACATGCTGCAAAGAACCATTCAGGCATCAGTCAAGGCTGGTGACTCTCCACGTCAGCTGCAGCAAAGGATTGAAGACAGCGTGGCATTTGGGGACACAAGGGCATCTACAATTGCCAGGACTGAACTGGCTACTGCACACATACAAGGCAACAAGGAAGGGTGGACAGGCGCAGGGGTAGAATTCAAGAAGAGTGCGCTGGGTTCTGCCCATGACCTTGATGATGAATGTGATGAGGCTGAGGCTGATGGTGCCATCCCCATGGATGACCTTTTCTCCAATGGCTATGATGCACCACCTTACCACCCCAACTGTGTATGTGATTTGCTGCCTGTGCTGAATGAGAAGATGTTGAAGGGTGCGCCTATTGGTAACACAAATGCATCCAAAGACCACATAAAAGATGCAATCAAAGATAAATCATCAGCAGCATATGGTGGTGAATTGCCAAAGCAAGGAGAGTTGAGAAGGCTTTATCATACAACATCAATAGAGGCAGCAGAGAAAATTATTGCAAGTGGTTCATTTAAGTCAGCCAAAGGGGTTGGTGCTGACTTAGCAGAGGCATCATATGGCAAAGGCAATGATGCTGCAGATTGGGTTTATCTAGGGACATCAAAGGACAACTCGCAGGATGCTGCAATTGGTGATGGTGTAACATTTAGACTTAATGCGGAGCCTTATGCAGACAAGGCAGTGATGCAGCACAATCAAGAGGGCGGTATTGCCATGATACACAGCAGCCTGTCAATTGACTCTATACAGTCAATAATTCTTGACAGCCCATCCAAGCGTGGTGATGCACTTATTGCTGCTTGGAAAAATAAGGTGCGCAGCAGCAATAAGTCCATCACCAGCCTATCCCTTCTCAAGTCAGACTTTGATGAATCAAAACACCCACGCACAAAGGATGGCAGGTTTGGCACAGTTGATGCCAGCAATATACCCCCAGTAGATAAGGAGAGGCTGCGCAAGCTTGGCTGCCCACTGACCTATACAGACATCAAATTGAATCCAGACCCAAAGGGTGATTTACAGGCCACTGCCCGAAATGAAAATGGCAAGAAGCAATATTTTTATTCTGATGAGCACAATGCTAATTCTGCTAGGGAAAAGTTTGAGCGTCAAGTTGCCTTTGATAAAATTTCACAAGGCATCTATGATAAGGCCAAGGCAGATATGAACAATCCATCACTAACAGCAGCACAGCGTGATGCTGCAGCAGCAACCTACCTGATAAGCCAGACAGGTTTCAGGATAGGCTCAGACAAGGACACAGGCGCAGAGAAAAAGGCATATGGTGCAAGCAACCTTCAAGCCTCACATGTGCTGGTGGATGGTGACAAACTGTCATTCAGCTTCACAGGGAAACATGGTGTGGG